CAACCGGACAGATTCTTGAAGTCTGGAGCAACCTGTCTAGAGCTACAGATGCAAAGTCTGTACAGGGTGGTTCTCTTTACTACAAAGATGTAATCAACGAAAGCTCAAAGTACGTTTGGGCAGCAAACGAAAGATCAGGTGTTGCTTCTAACACAGCTGTTAACATGACTTCAATTTCTGTTGGACCATACACTGAATCATTTAGATCAGGATATGACGGTGTAACTGAAACCACACAAACCCTTGCTAACCAAGCCAAGGCTTATGATTTGTTCAAGTCACCAGAACACGTTGACGTTTCCTTGCTTTTGACTGGTAAGTCACAATATGGTGTCGCAGGTGAAGGTCTTGCTAACTACTTGATCGATAATATTGCAGAATACCGCAAGGATTGTGTCGTTCTCGTGTCACCACAAAGAGAAGATGTTGTTAACGTTGCTGGTCAAGAATCGGACAACGTTGTGTTCTTCAGAGATCAGCTAAGATCTACTTCTTATGCCATCCTCGACTCAGGATACAAGTATCAGTACGACAAGTACAACGACATCTATCGTTGGGTTCCGCTCAATGGTGACGTTGCTGGTACAATCGTTCGTACAGACGACACAAGAGATCCATGGTGGTCGCCAGCTGGTTTCAACCGTGGTCAGATCAAAAACGTTGTTAAGCTTGCTTACAACCCAGATAAGGCTGACAGAGATATCCTTTACAAGAAGGGCGTTAACCCAGTTGTTAACTTCCCAGGTGAAGGCATTGTTCTGTATGGTGACAAAACTCTTCTTGCTAAGCCATCTGCATTCGATCGTATTAACGTACGTAGATTGTTCATCGTTCTCGAAAAGGCGATTGCAACTGCTGCTAAGTACACTCTGTTCGAATTTAACGATGAGTTTACAAGAGCAACTTTCCGTAACCTAGTAGAACCATATCTACGTGATGTTAAGGGACGTCGTGGTATCTACGACTTTAGAGTTGTTTGCGATGGCTCAAACAACACACCTGAAAGAATCGATAGAAACGAGTTCTGGGGTGACATCTATATTAAGCCTGCACGTTCAATCAATTTCATCCAGCTTAACTTCATCGCTGTTCGCACCGGTGTAGAGTTTGATGAAATTGTAGGTAAGTTCTAAGGGGAGGGATAACAAATGGCTTTCAATATTAACGATATCCGCTCTCAACTGGTAAGAGGTGGTGCAAGACCATCTCTGTTCCAGGTGACTATCACAAACCCTGTCACCGCAATTGCAGATCTCAAAGTTCCTTTCCTTACAGTAAGAGCTCAGATTCCTGCAACAACACTTGGTACAATCCAGGTTCCATACTTTGGTCGTAAGATCAAGGTTGCCGGTGATAGAAACTTTGCTCCATGGACAGTTACAATTATTAATGACGAAGACTTCTTGATTCGTAACGCAATGGAAACATGGAACAACTCAATAAATCTCTACGAGCAAAACGTTACAGCGCTTGCAGATTCAAGACCTTCCAACTACAAGTCACAGGCTACTGTTACTCACTTTGGTAAGGATGGCGAAACTCTCAGGGTTTATCAGTTCAACGGTCTGTATCCATCTGAAGTATCTCCAATCACTCTTGACTGGAATATTCAAGATCAGCTCGAAGAATTCGATGTAACATTCGAATATGATAGCTTTGAAATCATTGGTGGTGTCACTGGTAACGCTGGTGGAGCCTAATTAAGGTTTGGAGAGACGCTATAAATAGAGTAGCGTCTCTCCCCCTTATAGGAAATTAATTATGGTACAACTTTTCGGCTTTGAGATTAAAAGAAAGAACGAACAACCTTTAGAATCGTTTGCACCCGAGATAAAGGACGATGGTGCTGTCATTGTTGCAGCCGGTGGTGCTTATGGTACATTCATTGACTTAGATGGTACAGCTCGTACAGAAGCTGAGCTAGTTGCTAAGTATAGAGAAATATCACTCCAACCTGAAATAGAAATGGCTGTTGATGATATTGTCAACGAAGCTATCGACACAGATGCTGATCAGGTTGTTGAGATTAACGTAGATAAAATTCCTTATTCAGATCAAGTAAAGCAAAAGATTAGAGAAGAGTTTGATAACATTCTTGATTTGCTTAACTTTCAAAATGAAGCTTATGAAATCTTTAAAAGATGGTATGTTGATGGGCGCATGTTCTATCACATTATTATTGATGAGCAGAATCCTAGAGCAGGTATTCAAGAGCTACGTTACATCGATCCAAGAAAGATCCGTAAGGTAAGAGAAGTAAAGAAGCAACCAAAGGGTCCTGTAGTTGTTCAGCAGACAAAGCGTGAGTACTATGTCTTTAATGATCGTAGCTTCCTTCCTGCAGGTGGTAACGCCGGTCTTGCTCAAGACAACAACGCTACCGGTGGTCTAAGAATTTCAGTAGATTCTATTCTACACATCACATCTGGTTTAATGGACAAGAACAACCAGATGGTTTATTCCTATCTTCAGAAGGCAATCAAGCCTCTGAACCAACTTCGCACGTTAGAAGATGCAACAGTTATCTACCGCATCTCTCGTGCTCCAGAACGCCGCATCTTCTACATCGACGTAGGTAATCTGCCGAAGGCAAAAGCAGAACAGTATCTACGAGACATGATGATAAAACACAAAAACCGTCTCGTGTATGATGCCGTCACCGGCGAGGTCCGTGATGATCGCAAGTACATGACGATGTTGGAGGATTATTGGTTGCCCAGACGTGAAGGTAACCGCGGCACTGAAATCACAACGCTTCCTGCTGGCCAGAACCTTGGCGAGATGCAGGACGTTCAATACTTCCAGCGTAAGCTATTCCAAGCACTCAATGTTCCTATGTCTCGTTTGGAACCAGGTTCAGCTGGATTTAATCTTGGCCGTGCTGCTGAAATTACAAGAGACGAAGTTAAGTTTACTAAGTTTGTTGGCCGTCTTCGTAGAAGATTTTCACATTTGTTCATGAAGGCTCTCGAAAAGCAGCTAGTTCTTAAGGGAATTATTGCTGAAGCTGATTGGCCAGAAATGTCTAACCTTATCAATTTTGATTTTGAGATTGATAATCATTTTGAAGAATTTAAAAAATCAGAAGTTCTACAGAACAGAATCAATACGTTGAATCAAATCATGCCATTTATTGGTCGCTATTATTCGGATATGTGGGTTCGTAAGAACGTTCTCATGCAAAACGAAGAAGAAATTGCTGAGATGATGGATGAGATGGAGACTGAGACACCACCTGAGTTACCACCAATGATTGATGGGCAGGAAAACACTCCTCCTCCTGTAGCTAACAAACCAAAAATTGAAAAGCCTGGTCCAAACATACCTGGAACCGGGGCTGCATACTAAAATTATAAATAATGTAGATTTTGGAGAAAACATATGAGCAACATTGAGGACATTCTTACATATGCATGGAACAAGGATGCAGCAAACTTAAAGCCGGCGTTGGATGATATCATGACTAATAAGATCAGCGCTGCTGTTGCCGATTATACAAAAGATTATGCTGCTTCAATGTTTAGTGCTACAACTGGTCATGATGATGTTGCTTCTGATATTACACAAGAATTTACACCACAAGATTCAGTAGAGGTTCAGCCAGATGAAAACGTTTAATCAGTTTATCACAGAGGTTCAAGCACCTCTCTCACAGGGCGAGAAGAATTTCTTCAACGCTCACAATCCTATTAACCACAAGGATCTTGTTCCAGGTGTAACTGATCAAGAACACGTTTTCAACGGATCTCCTCAAAGAAAAGATCCAAAATCTGCTTCTTACGAAGGTGATGCTTCGGAAAAGGTATATGATAAGGGCCTCAAGAACGAGTCTGTCATTAATGAAATTTCTCTCGAGAAGGCTGCCGATCTAATCGATAAGGCAAGAGAAAAGTTTTCAGATAGCAAGCATCCAGTTCACGATTCAATCAATCATCTGATCAACACAATTAATGCTGGCCGTTCTGGTGCTGACAAGCATGCTAACGATATTAAGAAGCACTTAGAAGAGAAGACTCTTACACCAAACGAATTAAAGAAGCGCGAAGAGATTGTTAAATCGCTCAAGAAGAAAGGTATGCCTCCTGAAAAGGCTTTCCCTATCGCTACTGCTACAGCCAAGCGCGTGGCCGAAGAAAACGATGATGGCTGGTATGCACACAATGAAATGCACGGCCGTAGGGGCATTTCCAAGGAAGATTGGAAAAATGGCTGGAGAATGAATTCCAAGGGCGAACGCGTCCAGATGAAGAAAGAAGAAGTAGAGCAAATTGACGAACTTGGTCGTGGTACTCTTATGAGTTACGGCAGCAAGTCAATGGAAGCTGCTCGTGAAGCTAGAAAGAAGGGCGATAGAGCAACGGCCAGCAAGCGTTCCGCTGGTGTTGAACGAGCTTCTTCCAAGCTATTTCCTGCTGCGTACAAGAACACAGATAAGAAGTCATGGGTACACGCTTCAGAAGAAGTTGAGGCTCTTGACGAGCGCAACAAGGAAAACAAGTTCAAGAAGGACTTGCATGTTGCTTCAACTGGCAAGAAAGAAGTTGATAAGTCTGATGTCGATCACGACAAGATGGCTAAAGAATTTGGCCACTCACGCGACCGCGTTCGTGATACAATGAAGGCTCGTCTGAAGCACTATAAGCAAGTTGGTCGTCAGATGACCAAGGAAGAATCTGAGCAGATTGATGAAATCAGCAAAGAAAAAGCTTTAAACTATATTGGTGCTTCATCATACGATAAGTCATCACATGCCTCTGACATCGGAGCAATCAACCAGATAGCTAGAACTACTGGTACAAATGATGCACAAAGAAAAGAAAGAGAAGCACTAAGTAAGAAGCACGGCAACAGATCTTTAGGCATCCAAAGAGCGGCTGCAAAGCTAGCTGGCAGGGGTGTTAAGGTTCCTGCTACTGAAGAAACAGAAGTGGTCAACGAGCTTGATCATCACGGCATTCTCAGCCGTTATATCAGAAGAACAGACCCAGAGCGTAATTCTGAAAAAGAAAATGCAAAGCGCAAGGCTGGTAGATCTCTTGCTTTAAGCAAGAAGTGGGCCGATGCATCTCATGGTGACATCGAACCTAAAATCAAGGCCAGAGTACGCGAGGAAATCGAGGACCTAGAAGAAGCTAAGCGTGGACGTCCATCTAAGGACAGCTCTAAGTCTGAAGAGTCAAATGAAGCCGATCAAAACATTCACGTTCAGCTAAACAAGTCTCTTTCTATTGGCAAGCATGTTACCTTTAAGAATGGTGACAAAAAGCAAATTCCTGCTGCTCATGCTAACAAAGCTCTTCACATGCTCCGTTCTGCAAAACCCGCTGAAAGAGAGCAGCTGCAGACCAGCATGTCTCACTCACATGATCGCTTTACAAAGACTGTTACACATGGCCGTGCTGTTGTTGACCATCCAGGAACAAAGAAAGTTTCTCTTGCTAAGTCTGTCAAAGAAGCTGTTGATCCGACAACTACTGCCTCAGACAGAGGTGCAATGAAAACTATGGTTAGACTGGGTGCAGATGGTAGACCAATTCTTGTTAAGAGAATGCCTCCTCG